CCGAAAAGCTCACGGCAACACAGATATCAGCGAAGTATTCCACAAACGCGGATACTAACGGCGCACCTTATTTGAATGATACGAAACTTCCATTTGATATACCGATTTGTAAAGATGGTTCGTGCATCCGCGGTCCAAATGTGCGCCCATCGTCACCATTACAAGATTGGGACACTCAATATGCCTAATGTGTTCTACAAACTACTTACCTTATAAGTTCTTTTGAAGAGAATAAGATATGTATTGACAACTAAAAAACCTATGTTTCATCAGAATCAATGGAGTCTGTTCGTAATTCAGTTCCGGCAGGTTTGACACGTGGATTTGGTGGTGTCGTCGTTATTGTCCTGGCTGCAGTAGCCTTGTATTATTTATACAAATACCTGTATACGTCTTCGGGTATTGAGGCGGCTGCTATTATCACGCAGGCGTTGCGTGCTGACACGTCGAGAAACTTACCTCTATACAAGATTCCCCCCATTTATGAGGGTGGTGAGTATTCTATCAGTTTCTGGGCGTACGTGACGGGTTTCAAGGACCAGCTCGGTAAGAACAAGCACATCCTTGAGATTCGCGGTTCCGACTTCTCAACGCTCGTTGTTGGATTGGGCTCATTCACAAATAAGTTGCTTGTGCGTGTCCATACGCCCGGCGGCGGACAGACGACTGGCAGCGGGGCGGCTGGCTCAAGTGATCTCACGGCAGCGGGTGTCAAGAAGCTCTTTAACGACCAGGACCCCGGTCTGCTGCGCGATGTGATGCCACTTTGTGACTTACCCGAGGTTGACCTCCAGCGTTGGGTTTGCGTAAGTGTTGTGCTGAATGGACGCACATGCGATGTCTATCTCGATGGCAAGCTTGCCCGGTCATGTGTGCTGCCCAACTTCTTCAAGGTTGATAAGGCTGTACGCATGAAGTTGCTTGACTTTGGCGGGTTTGATGGCTTCCTGGGTGATGTCACTTGCTACAACTATGCGCTCAACCCTGAGCAGGCGTACCGCATTTACATGACGGGTCCCTCCGATGTGGCTGGTGGTGGCATCCTTGACTGGTTTAAGAACATATTCGACCTGAAGGGCACAGTTACATACAAGTTCCCCATGGCAAAGATAATAAGTGAAGATGGAGAATACACGTTCTAAAAAATGATGAAAGTATAGATGTCGGATCCTACAAACACAGGTGCGTTAGGACTAATCCTCGGCAAAGGCTTCTTTCAACAGCTTTTGCTGGCGCTCGTCATGCTGACGTTGCTCTTCTTTGTATTCTCGGCTTTTGAGTACTTGGTGATTACCTTCAACAAGATTGGTGGATCAACTGTTGAGCTTTTGCCAATAACTGTTACGGCTGAAGACAAGTCCTATGTTTTTACGCAGGACCCGAATGTGTCTTCACCAACTCTTAAGACGATTCCATTGTCGGATAATGAGCGTACTGGCATTGAGTTCACGTATGCCTTCTATATCTTTATTCATCCATCCACCTTTACGGGAGAGGACACGCTTCACCACGTAATGCACAAGGGTTATGCGACGGCGTGGCCTTTGATGGGACCTGGTGTATTTGTACGTGGAAACTCCAATACACTCCGGGTGGTGATGAACACATACAAGAACCCATATATGTTTGTTGACGTAGAGAATGTGCCCGTTCGTAAGTGGGCGCACGTTGTCATTACGTGCCGCAAGAACTCATTGGAGGTCTACATCAATGGCAATCTCCGCAGGAAGCTGCCATTTGAGGGAACTCTGCCTTACCAGAACTTCCAGCCGCTGACGCTTTTCAGCCCCCTGAAGCTCTATTTGGAGGGCGAGGTGAAGGTTCAGGCATTGCCAAAGGATACGAATATTCGTATTGATGGGGCATTCCGTGGCAATCTCAGCCGCCTCATCTATTTCTCGTATGCGGTATCCTACACAGAGATTCAGTCGCTCATGAATATGGGACCCTCAACGCAGACGGTCGCAAACACGCAGGATGTACCTCCTTACCTGGCGGACACGTACTGGACAACAAGCTACCAGCTACAGCAATAGTGTAATAACACAAACACAAACACAAATATAAATATAAATCCTTCTACATTTGTTTTTAAAGAGCAAATGAAGAACGAAGACAGCGTAAAGCCTAAGAAACAGCATTCTAACAGCTCCAGTTAGAATGACAGGCGGCGGGTTAATAGCTCTCGTAGCCTACGGCGCTCAAAATGTGCTTTTGAGTGGAAATCCAGAAATGACATACTGGTACAAAATATTTCGTCGCTACAGTCATTATGCCCAAGAAAATGTATCTGTCGCATTGGAAGGTCAAAATGAACTATTCTTCTCTCAACCAATCAAACTTCGTGTGAAACTTCAACGTATCGGCGACTTACTAAGTGATATGTATTTTTCATTCAGAATACCTGATATATACAGTAAATACGTTCAGCCGCAAGACCGCACCTCGCAATGGCAATATCAATGGGTGCGTTTTCTTGGAGCAGCCATTATTCAGAACGCTGCGTTTTTTGTTGGCGGTCAGAAAATTCAAGAAGTGGATGGCACCTATTTGCTTTCTCGTGCCATCATTGATTATGACGCAAATGAGTTTGAGAAGTGGCGTATTATGATAGGCGATGTTCCTGAACTGACAAACCCTGCGAATGGTATTTACGCGGGTGGTACTGAAAGTGTAGGATATCCAAATGTATTTTTGAATCCTAATAGACCTTCAGGTGCGCAGTTGAATCGTCCATCTATACCTGGGCAGGAAATCCATGTACCTCTTGGCTTCTGGTTTTCAGACAATCCATCCCAGGCGCTACCACTTGTCGCATTACAGTACCATGATTGCGAAGTTCAGATTATTTTGAACTCTATACAGGACATTTATACTATTCTTGATGCGTCTGGATACCGAGTGAACCCACTCTATAAAATGTCTGCGCCGACAGAGTTGATCCAGGTGAATATGCCTGAATATGTAGCGAGTAACGACCAGGGCGCTGAGTGGCGCTATTTTGCTACCGATGTTGGTGCGTCTGTTCCGCCATTAAATAACTGGTTCTTAAATCCAAGATTACAATGTACGTATGTATATCTCACAGATGAAGAACGTAAGACATTTGCCACACAACCTCTATCGTATCTTTTCCCTCAGATTACACCCTATCAGTTCCCTGCGTTATACAATCGTCAGATTCTAGACTTATATACACACAACCCGATCGCTCGTCTTCTTTTTATTCAGAGACGCAGCGACAGTATCCCGTATAAGAATGACTTTGCTAACTTTTCAAACTGGTGGGACTTCCCTCGCGTACCATTTGTACCGACACCAGGGCAAACCCTTATTAATACAATGACGAACTCAAGTGGTCTCTTGATTCCACAAGGACAGGCAGGGATTCTGAGAGCGTTGCGTGTTTTGGCGGACGGCAATGAGATTCAGGAGGAAAAGCCGATTGACTATTTCACAAAGATTACACCGTGGAAGACGATGAGTGGAAAGTCGATTCCGATTAACCCGATTCCTGTCTATAACTTCATGCTTCATTCTCCAAATACGCAGCCGTCAGGAAGCATCAACGCGAGTCGTATTAAGAACTTCCAAGTGGAGGTTGATTTCTTTCCTTTGCCCACTGAGCCGAACTACGTATATGATTTAACCATATATGTAGAAAGTCTAAACTTCTTTGAAGTGGCGGGTGGTATGGGTGGACTCAAGTATGCGCTGTAAATCTAAACCGAATAGCAGTAGTATTAAATATAGCCATGACAGAAATAACAGAAACAATCGAAACAAAATATTATATATATTATGTTTCTTTTGATTTAGCTGCCCTTGTTGACATAAAGAATACACTAGAGGAAGCAATGAAATCAATCACTGATATAACAATGTATATTCGTGAAATAAAAACTATAAATGGCAAAGTTATTTCTCAGAAGGACGTTTATCCCGTAAACGAATCTCCATAAACCCACTCTTGCGTGTTGGATTTAGAGTAACCCAATCGGGATATTTTTTGAGTAACCATTTTACAGCAGTCTCTTGTTTTTTACGACGTAGGGGGTCAGTTTGCATACCCCCAGGCTCAGTATAGAAGGCAGTCTTCGGTGCAACAAAGTTAAGACGCACAACAGTCCCATCTAAGTCATACATGCGCAGTGTACGATAATAATCTTCTTTTTCACCAAAAGGAATATCAAGTCCATTTTCGCCTGTTCCAGGGTTTATTATTCCAAAAAAGCAACCAACAACAAACTTCAAGTCAGTGCTCACAGTATCTTTCATAAAGAATCCGTTGGCACTTGGATAAATGCCCCAAAGACGGGCGCCAGCCTTATCACACTCTGAGAATCCTTTTTGAATGATACGTTCTAGTGAAACAAGAGGCTTCTCATGACGAGGTTTAGCCTCATCAAACTCTAGGAACCCTTTTATATCATCGTCCATGAAGACGATTCGTTTCCCTTTCGGAAAGTAATCTGCGATAAAGTTGCGAACTTCTGCTAATCCCTTTACACCCACAATAATCTTATTGTAAGAGTCCTTTTCTATAGTATTCCGGTAGATTTCCTCTTCATCTTTGTCGGCAACAAAGATATAGATTTTGGACACGGGGATATTATATTTGTCAAGGGTGGCGAGAGTTTTTCCTTTGAGTGTTTCTGCTCGTTTATAGGACGGGATACAAATGATATAGTCCTTTTTTGCCTTTCTTGTTTTTGCCACCATCCTATACTCTAGTAAGAGTTTCTTCGGCAAACCTCTAGCAAAAACAAGCCCTCTAGCAGTAGGGAAATGTCCGGACTATGGGGCACTATTCAGGATGCTATTAAATCCGCCACATACAATCCTGAGGCGGCAAAGGCAATAAAGGAGGAAAAGCAGGAAATCAAGGCAGAGAAAGATAAGTTTCGTCAGCAACTCATTAAATACAAGGACCAAAGAACCGAGATGGTTAAAAAAAAAGAGATATCGCCATGGTTTAGTTATTGGTCTGATAAGTTTTTTGATGATGGTTTTAAATACATCGAGAGTAATGATCATAGCGTTGATGATATCAAAGAGCAAGAAGAACCATATAAAATAAAATGGAATGAGTTAATTCAAGCAAACTTTATATTTAAATTTGCTTCTGAATACATGAAGGTAGTAAAACCGAGTATTGAGGAACAAGTTGTGAAAAAACAACTAACAAGAAAAGTTGCAGATAAGTTTTTGGTTGTAGTAAAAAATGTTGAAAAAGAAATAAAGTTGGCAGATGAAAATCCTGATAAATATTCTTTCGATTATCTTAAGAAAAGGGGAGAGGCGTATGGCAAACAGCTAGAAACATTGAGGCAGGAATCAAGCGGCGGTCCTGAGGTCGATGTATCAAAAGCCCCCACATCAGAAGATATCGCAGATGCCGAAAAGGGTCTGAAAGACGCAAGAAGGGCAGAAATGTCTGAGTTTAGTATCTCACGCATGACAGAGACAGCACTGGGTACTGCGTTAACTACATTTTTCACAATGTTATCTATTGTCTTCTTTTTGATAGGTGGTACCTTGGCTGCAAATGATGCGATTGGGCGACCTCTGATGTATCGTATATTGTATTTTATTTACGGTGGAATCTTCTTTCCAGTCACGATTATGTATTACATCTATCGTTGGTTTATGGGAACGGCGCCAAATATATATAGGATGATCCCTGTTTGGACGACTCCCTCGACAACTACTCTCGGACGCTTTTTCTTATTCCCCTTTACGTATACTGAAGACAAGGCTGCAAAAGATGCTTATATAGATTACATGAAGCAGGCAGCAGATCTTGTTGGAAAGAAGTTTACACCACCAAAAGAGAGTGATATGACCTCTCAAGTCGAAGGACTTGCCATTGCAGGAGCAGCTGCAGTAAAAACTACAGCAGAACAGACAAGCCATATTATGACGGCTCTATCGGGGCTGAAGGTATCAAAGTAGGAATGTTAAATGATTCGCGCAGTTCTCGTATCATTGCTTCTAACTTGTATAGATGTTGAAGGTGTTCAGGCTCTTTCTCTTTCTTTGCTTTCAACTTGGCAGCGATTAGCTTTTTTATATCTTGAGCACTAAATGGAGTAAACCTATTATTTACAGCATTTAGCGTAACCAATATATCTAGTATCTGTGGATACAATGTCTCCATTATGAATGATATACATAATAACAAATACTCAATTTTGACCAGTCTAAAACATAAAGATACTAAATATATAGATTAATGATGTCAGAAGCAGCTAAAAAGAGCCTTAACGTAAACGTTCCATTTGTATCTGTCATCACTCCAACTTACAATCGGCGGCGTTTTATTCCATATCTAATCGCTTGTTATGAGGCGCAGGACTACAAAAAGGATAGAATGGAGTGGATTATTTTGGACGATGGTCAAGATCTTGTAAAAGATTTATTTGACGAGGCTGCAAAGAGGATTCCAAATATTCGTTATATTTCCACTGATGAAAAATTTACGATTGGTGCAAAGCGTAATAGGTTGAATGAGGAGGCAAAGGGCTCTATTATTGTTGCAATGGACGATGATGATTATTACCCACCATGTCGTGTTAGCGCAGTGGTGACAGCTTTTAAGAATAATCCAAGATATGAGCTTGCAGGAGCATCTGAAATCTACATGTATTATTCTGATATTAAGACAATCTATCGTCTCGGTCCCTACAGTAAGACGCATGCGACAAACGGTACAATGGCATGGCGTTCTACGTATGGAAAGTCACACAAGTATGATGAAGTAGTCACTCATTCTGAGGAGCGTTCTTTCCTTGAGGATTACAGGCATCCTATGATTCAACTAGATCCATACAAGGTGATGCTTGTAATGAGTCACACTGAAAATACATTTGATAAAAAGAAACTACGTGAAACTGAGAATCCATTTGTAAATAAGACCGCAATGAAGATTAAGGATTTTATTCGCGATGCCAAACTCAGAGAGTTTTTTACAAGTGCCTAGAGCTCGCGGGTCTAAACCTTTCACTGCCGTCTTTTAACAGAAGGGTCCGTTTGATGAGTACATATGAGTCCGTATCAAAGTCGATGTCAGTCTTAAATGAGGCGTATTTACACTCATTAGTATCTGATTCGCCACAAGTAGAGCAGCCAGCCGATATTAAGATCTCATTGCGCACGCATCAAAAGGCAGTTCTATATGAAATGGAACGCAGGGAAAGGGAGTTATCAACAGGAATGGATATGGGTGGTGCTACACTCTACAGTCGTTTTTCATTTTTGGGCGACGGTGTAGGTGTTGGAAAGTCTCTCATGGTCCTTGGACATATTGCGCGGCTAAAGAACATTCCAACGATTGCGAATATTCCTAAACTAAATGTACACAGCACATCGAATATTTACAGTCTTGAGCATGTTACATACGCGGTTGATTTGTCTGATGTAGGATGTTTGATTGTTGTTCCGCATACACTGTATCGCCAGTGGCAGACATATATCAAGGAACAAACCACTCTAAAGTTTCTGGGAGTCCAGACAAAGAAGGTCATGGATGATGAGAACTTGATGGCGAAGATTTGCGCTGCCGACCTTGTCTTGGTAAGTAATACATTGTATGGACAACTTCAAGAGTATGTTGATACGCACAAACTATTATGGAAGCGCGTATTCTATGATGAGGCTGATACGCTGCATTTACCCTCTACTCGCCCAAGACCAACCGCGCGATTTAGTTGGTTGATATCTGCGAGTTGGCCAAATCTTTTATTTCCAAATGTGTCTCATTATATGACTCATATTGTCTTAAATCAAATGATTAACAGTCAAACTATAGCTGGAAGACCGCTTGATCCCACAATGAAACAGTTTTTACAGACACAGTTACAACATTCAACAACCGCAACATATACATACACGCGCTTTTATTTTATCAGCACGGCGTTTTTCCGTGAAATGGTTCATTCAGGAAATGAGTTCCGCGGTCGTCTTATTTTGCGTTGTCGTGAGGAGTTTGTAAAGGAATCGATTACTTTACCACCGATTCAGATAAGAAATATCTTATGCCGCACATCCCTTTTACAGCAGGTTGTTGCTCATGCGATTCCTGCCGACGTGAGAAATCTACTACACGCAGGAGATATCCAGGGAGCATTACAGCATCTTGGTGTAAAGTCAGAGGAATCAAAGTCGCTGGTGGAAGCGGTGAGTGAGAATCGCATGAAAGAGCTTGACCGTCTGAAGAAGACCTATGATTTCAAGGCGAGTCTAGAATATTCTACACCACAGGCAAAGGAGGCAGCGTTGAGTCTATTGAAGACGCGTATCGCAAGTCTCGAGGAGCAGATTAAGGGTCTCAAGCAGCGCATTGAGAACTACAAGGATGAAATGTGTCCAATTTGTTTTGATGAGTCACAAAGTCCTACGCTGACGCCATGTTGTTCTCGTATTTTTTGCGCGGGATGTATTCTAACAAGTCTTACACGCCAGACAACTTGCCCTCTTTGCCGCGCGCAAATTAATGCTTCGGGCTTGCGAAACTTGGCAACTGCGCCTTTACCCGCTGTCAATGAAATTGTGGATCCAAATAAGCCACCTGAGCCGCTAAAGAAGACAGAACAACTGCTAGAGCTGATTAAGAATACACCAAATGCAAAGTTCTTGGTGTTCAGTCGCTATGATAACCCATTCCTTCAGATTGCTCAGGAGATTGAGGCGCTCAAGGTGTCAGTCAAGCATCTCCGTGGAAATAAGGATGTCATTGCGTCAACACTGAAGGGATTTCAGAAGGGTGAGACAAAGGTTCTTTTACTGAACAGTATTCAGGCAGGTGCGGGTCTGAATATTACTTCTGCGACACATGTGATTCTTCTCCATGCCATGACGCACGAGGAGGAGAAGCAGATTCTGGGTCGCGCCTATCGCCTTGGACGGACGGAGCCGCTGGAGGTGATTCGTTTGCTACACAATGATGAGATGGCACATACGCATTCGCAATAAATCGTTTCTTATATTGATACTATCAATCATAGAAAATCTTTATTTTTCCACAGGTTTATCAGTGAGTAGTGTCTGGAGGGCAATGTTTCGGAGGCGTCTTTGTTTATCTGTTTTTTGTTCAGGTTTCGCTGCTTCAATATGACACATGGCAGGGACTGTGTGGACAGGAATATTATCTCTATCTGCGATTTCGCACATAAACTTCCAACTATTAAAAATCGCAGACTGCTTTGTTAGGACTGGAGTATAACGCAAGTCATCTGGTTTGGGTGTAGTAAACTCGGTAGGAAGGTGAACTTCCTGTGTTAAACGCAGACTTGGGATTTTCAACTTTAAATCTTGAGATAGAGGTAAAAGGTTCCAGCACTGATGAAAGAATGCCCAGAAATCGGCACGGTCACTTTTACAGTATGCTTGGAATAACTCCATATAGTGCCGCCATCCTTCCTCTGTGTTACCATAGGTTGCCCGAATCCTATCATTGATATTTTCTATCATAACAAGTCCAGCCAGATTTGCTTCGTGACTCTCAATATCAAGTTCAACAAGGGGATCCCACTCATTCCAAAGAGTCCACCAGGCAATAGGAAGAATACCTTCTGGCATTTCATTGATTTCAAATGCCTTTTCAAGACCAGCCACTTGACGTTGAAGAAGACGAAGGTCGCCCTGAACATTTTGGAGTGCGGTATCAGAATCCAGAGTTTTTCCGAGCCATGTCTCAACCTGCTTTTTGTCTGCTTCTCGGATGGGGATTGTAAGACATAACTTTGAAATCTGGATTAAGTTTCTAGAATCAAGTGTATTGCTAATCAAGATAAGCGGTGTAGTCTGAGTGCCAGGTTTCCATGAGCGTAAAAAATCAAGAAGTTCTTTGAGACCACCCTTTTCACCTTGACTGAGACCATCAATCTCATCAAGAATAATGCCGATTCCACCACGCTTGCCTGTTTCAAGCATATTTACAATACCGCCTTCACGAAGCAAGGGAAGAATAATCTTACGAAAAGATGTACCGCTCCGCGTATGGCTAGCATTAAACTCGATAATCTTGAGAGATTCCTTTCGTAAACAACGATGTGCGAGGGTCGTTTTTCCAACACCTGGCTCACCATATAAAAGAATAGCAGCATGTGACGGCTTTTTCAACCATCCTTCAATACTTCTCTCGGCGGAAGGATGTAGGCATATGGTTTTATCAATATGGGTTGGAGACCACATCTTCTAGATTGGCTGACCTAGATTTCCTTAGATGCCGAGAGAAGCCATAACGAGCCGCGAGACACCAATAAGGATTAGAGTAGAATATTGATTCTCTGTAACTTTCATTGTTTCAAGGGTAAGTCTACACCATGGGCTTGCTGTTGTAACAAGCCCCTGGATAAATCCTGAAATACCATCGGGTACACAGAACCAAGTATATATTTTTGTGGCGCCATAATGAGTACCATATGCAACAAATACCGAAACCCCAGATTTCGCTATTTCTTTCAACCCAACCGTCACTGCCGCCTCCATTCCTGATTATCGAATATTTTCATTTTAAGTCAATTTTACCTTACTTGCATTTACCGCTTGAATCCGTATCGGAACCGCCGTTCGCATTTGGCAGACTCTGTGCGGTACATGAGACTCCATCATATACGCCCTCCCATGTCACACGCTTATTCTTGCACTCCTGGCAGACGGCGGCGATGCGTTCAGATCCCGTTTTATCATCATATAAGTTGAAGATATAGTTCTCATTATCAAGATTGACGGGGTCAACAAAGCGCTTCAAGCCACTGTTAGAAACACCAACAAGGTCAACGCATACACGCTGACTCTTACCACCAACAGTACGTTTGTGAAGCGTCAAAAAGTCTGGGCAAGTATTAACCACTGGTGGCCAGGCGGTGGAAGAATAGCGAGTATTTTTTAGAGCGTCTCCTTCAAACCAACGCAAGCCGTAGAAGGTAAATACAAGAATCGCGCCGATTATAAAGAGGAATCCACCAAAGGTTCTGTCTGACTTGATGAGGATCACCATACCGCCCAAACTTATGGTAATAGCCAGAAGGATGTACAGAATAAAAAGGTAGTCCATTATTGCTCTATATCAGGAAACGAAAAAAGGAAACTCTTCTTCTAGTGGCTAAAAGCCTCTTGATTGAGAGTTTTGAAATGAACAAACACACAGTGTGTTTAAGGGGCGCGCGCAACTGGCGCAGGGGCGTTGGCGCCGCCGCCCTCCCAACCGAGCTCAATGTAGCCCGTCAGGAAGTCATCCGTAGGCGCGGTGACATCATCTCTGCCCGCAACACCGTACGTGCTGAGTCCGTAGACAACGAGCTGAATCTTGCGGAACGTACGACCGGCGGAGACATACGTCTTGCCCATGTCGCGCAGCTTGCCCGCACCCGGACCGTTGATAGAAGACGTGTAGCGCGAG